GTATCAACGCAGAGTACAACAAGGTACAAGATAGGTATTTTTTTTTTTTTTTTTTTTTTTTGTAATCAGAAAATATAATAACGCCCCCTCCAATTCAGGGGGCGATTCTTTAAAAGTACTTATAAAATCTAAATATATTGTATTAATTTGCCACGAATTCTAACCTCCAATTCAGGTAGCTAACGTGGACTTCGAAATCAATTTAAGTTTTGAGTGGTATTACCTATACCACATAAGGGGCTCTGAAGCGTGCCATAGCTTATAATCCAGTTGGAAACCAACCATCATACATAACAGGATTAGCGAAAGTCAAACCTGGAATACCAAAATATCGAACATTAGGTACTCCCAAGAATCCTCCCAATCTAAAATCATCTGCAGCAGACATAAACATCTGATAATACTCACTAGCATACGCAATAGTAGGTGGTGTACCTGGAACGGTCCACGAAACCTGATCTGTGTATGTCCAGAGCGTACCACGATACGAAGCAGCCGCAAACGACACATAGAAGGGACCATTAACAGAAGTAACAGATCCAAAATCAGTTAATTCAAGGTAAGTATCCACACTATTCAATGTCATGGTAAACGGTCGTTCCCAAGGTATTTCTATCTCGTGCATATCTACTGCACTAGTTATTATATCAACCGGACCACGAGTCATGACAATAGTAGTTGAAGCTGATGGAATCGCATCAAATTGGTTAGCACTGGCCATTTGCCAAGTCTCTACAGGTAAATCTGAAGATAAATTGTAGGGACTTTGGTAATCCTGCGCCACCCATTGATACTGTGGCATCTGCTCTGGACTAAACGACAGGCCAACGCGAGGGGTTGGATAATATTCTAGCGAAGGAGTTTGTTGAAATTCTCGTCTCACAATCTTGAATCTTACACCACCAATATGAGCTCTATAACATGCCGTCCAATGGGAAAAACCATTAGGACAGTAATATGGTCGAGCATTACCGGTGTGATAACTATATCCACTCATGTAATTAGAGATACTTGCTGGAACAATCCTGCGAGTATCCATAGTTTGATAATCTTTAGCAATCGGGACATAACGTTTCATTATGTCTTTCAAGTGATCTACCTTATCCAGACCAGAAGGATACAATTTACTTGTTCTAACTGGTCCAACAGGAGTACACTCACCTTGAGCCTTATTTCTATCCCACCCTAACGCATTAAACAAAACCTCATCTTCGTTGCCATCAGCATTATTTTGATTACGAGAAGGAACTAGACCAGCATTATTAGTGCCGATATAAGCCAACTCAAAATCATCGCCTCCACCAACAAATATATTAATGTCAATATTATTAGCAACGTTAACAGGGGCCACCAAGGGGTGAACTACAAATATTCCCATATAACCGGTAATGTGATTATCAACGAATTCCAAATAAGCGGAACCCGGTTGAGTAATCACTGAACCTGGTTCTGTAAAGGTAGTATTTGCAACTCGCTTCCAAGGAGAAGCAGCTATATACGGCACATCAAATTCATAACATTTCTTTTCACCATTAATCTCAAAGAACGTTGTATAAGCTGTAGCGGGGTCATATCCGGAAGAATTTCCTAAGGGTTGTGTAAAACCATAGGCTATATAAAATCCAAGTTTACAAGTATGGAAAGACGTCGTAACGGCATCAACCTTGACCCTCATAGAGCCACGCCAATATGAAAAAGGCGCAGCCAAATAAGATATCCAAGGAATCTCAGCCGGAGTAGACGCAGCCAAACTCGACCAACTTGTAGTATTATAAGACATAGGGTTTGACATTATAGGACTAATGACGGACTGCCATAAATACGTATTCGCCACCATCGATGTAGTAATATTATATGTACTAACAAATGATGTTATACGTTTTAAATGATTAAAGTCCATCTCATCCACAGATGTGCCAAACAACCCACGAGGAATCTCTTCTTGTTTTGACGGATCAAAAGCAAATCGTTGAATTCTATCCAAATTATGAGAATTAGACATATATCCTATAGGTTTTCTTACCATAACAACAGGTTGTATAGTATCATTAGGTTTATCACGCCCTCTTACGAGATCGTAAACATCCTTTATGATATTCTTTGGTAAGAAACTCTGTATAATTCTGTCCCAACCCTTTAAATTTATAGTTATTCCAAGTTCATCACTCTGAGCCAATGGTAAAGGCACTCTCAATTCGACATCCTTAAAATAATACCAAATGGTAAAATTTATAGAAGTCGAAGATCCAGTAGCAGCTCTCAATAAATTGAAAACAGCAATATTAACATTCCAAGGTTCAATACAGGCAGCTCCACTAGCATTAGTTGCTCCTTGTATAGATTTATAATAATTTTCATAATAAAAGAAAGGTAGTTCAAGCTCAGCGACAGTATTATCACACGCATCAATAAAGACGTGATTAGGTAATGATGTCGTAGCTGACTGATTAGATAATTGCCATTTAGCGACAGTATCTTGTAAAGTCATAGGTACAGCAAAAGCTATTAATCTTCCAGAATTAAAACGAATACCATTAACTTCTATACGAATCACACACGTAGCTCGAAAGTACATAAAATCATACAATATATTTCCAAACAATCCACTGTTATAAGCAGAATTGAACGGATAAAACTGAGCTATAGCTGTAGTAGGAGTCATTGTTGTATTCCACGCATATGTTCCAAAACGTTGAGGTTTACCCAAAACGCGAGCTGCAGTCCATGGCTGTTCCATCGCACTCAATGCCATATCAGGGGCAACACTTAGTGGTAAAGACCCAAAGGTCACACCACTTTGCTCCACGAAATTTATACTATTTTGTTCATCAACAACACCAACTTTCTTATCAAGATTATCAGCATGATCAGTAGTAACAGTAGATTTGTTTTCTATTCCTTCGGTAGGTCTCTCTGCAGATTGCGCCACATTAAGATCAGCCTCAAGTTCTTCCACAACACGGAACGAACCCTCCTCCTTGTATATTCTATCCAAATAAGGATATGTATACAGATTATAAGATTTATCCGTAACGCTTAGCAAAGCATTATTCAATTTAGCTCTTATCTTATTAAAGACAGAGTATCCATAAAAATATGCATATCTCAGCGCCGTGTTGCAATTGTCTACAGTAGCCACAAGTTTATCGTTGCTGCCGCGGACCCAGTTACACATCTCCATGATTACATCCATATCCAACATTGCAAATACATGTTTTCCTTCTCTTCTAAACGAATTCTTCAAGAAGGTCAAATCCATCACAGGTCGAACAGCAGTAAAGCCACCAGCATTCGGTACATATTCTATATCATATTGAGCTAAGGTTTCAGAAACCGAAACTAAATTAAAATAAGGAATAATTTCCCGAGAAACAGCAGCAATATTATCATCACCAAACACAAACAATTTTACAAGCTCGTGAAAATGTTTCATAGAACGATACTTACTAGGTACAGTCTTAAGATAACAGTAGGACATATAATAGTAGTTAACAATACAGTTAAACAAAGTAGTCAATGGAAATCCCGAAGGATCACCATTATGCTTCGCATAAAGTGTATTTCGCGCCAACTCTATAGTATGTACAGCCTCATTCACCAGAACACGTCTGATTCGCATATTTTCTTCATGGTTAGGTTCGTTTTTATAAAACCTCTCCATCAACAAATTAAGCTCCTCAAAGAATTCGGGTGCTATCTTTCCATCAAAAGTCTTAAAATCACCATCAAAACCAACATCAGAAACCTTTTCAAGTTCTTCCATCAGTATATTTGAATCCACAGAATACGGATCCATCCCAACAGCAACAAAAGTCTTAAGATAACTACCATACCACGCAACAATAAATTCTTGCATGAAACGTTTACACAATATGACATAATCAGTAGGAAATAAAGAAAAATGTCGAGTCTTTCCAGCTTTGATCTTGGAAATTTCTCGACGCTCGTCCTTTAAATTCGCTATAGACATTGAGTCATATCGAAAACCATTTTTAGCCAATTTCAATCTTTCATCCAATCGCTTACGCAATAGGGTGTTAGAAACGACATAATCTCCTGGTTCACCATCGAACAACCATCGCTTACCACCAGCACTCTTATCACCTTTTTCAAAGTTATAAGGGTAACCAGTGGAAGTATGCATATTCAAAGGTTCACAGAATTTAATCGTATTATCACCATTTATCGCCTTATACTCACCAACATCACCCACTGGATCAGCCTTAAAAGCATCAACGATATCAAACAGATGTTCTCGAATTTCTTCAACAACTTCCGTCTCAAACGGTAAAGCCGAAACACTATACTTATTAACCCCTTTTACAAGAGGATCTTCAGTTTCATCCAACCTTTCGTCAAACATCGATAGAACACTCGGTTCTGTTATATGAGGAGTTACCTTCTCATAAATCAGTGAGGGTTCTATGTCAGTTTTAACATGTCCATAAACACTACGATTCTTGGGAACAACCCCTAGAAAAGACAAGTTTCCTTGTAATTCGATCTTCTGTTCATCTTCACAGTACTCATATTCCTCTTGAAAGGACACAACCTCGTCTTTAAACAAGTGTTGGCCCTGCATCAAGCATTCATATGTTACCGTTTCAGCGTACGCCCTATGAGAGGCGCTTCTCGCTGAAACATGAATACCAAGCAACTTCCTAGGAAGTTTGGTATTAAACATCACAAGGGGACTACCACAGTCCCCACCTTCAGTCACAGCCTCATAGATCCAACCTCTATTTAAAGTAAAAGTCAGATCTTTTAAGCTATAATATTCTTTCTTAAGAAGGGGGTTAACCTTCACGAGCTGACGCTCTGAAATTCCCTTATTATACTTCATCAGCCAGGCATCAACATTCACTATACTAGATAGATCCTGTTCTGTCACAAACAATCCGTCTATTCGACGAAAAGGTCGCAACGCGATACCAAACTTATACATACAAACATCCTTATCCGATCCATCATTGTTCTTCAAGCGTAATAAATTACGCGGATCGAAACGAGCGATTCTTGTAGCCCCCTCTATTACTAGAGTGAGCTTAGAATCTCTCTGTATCATCTGACCATCACCATCTAGGAAAAGGTGGTAAGGTGTCAACAACACTGTCCCGCCCAAGGGCAAGACACACATGGATCTCTCCACACTTTCACTCCATCGAGCACTCATATATCCCATACGACCACCAATCGAATCCTTCGCTATTTGAAAAGCGTTAGGATCGGTAGTCGACTGAGCATATATCTTAGGCTTACGTATCTTAGGGTCCTTTCGAGAATATTTTCCCTCCATTTCATTCTGACTTTCATCAGATAATAGAAGAGAAGTTAATCCCTTATAGACCAAAAACACATTAGCCAACGCACGAAGCCCCGTTAAAAGGGCTATAGTACGATTATGGGTACAATTCTCCGCAGCATAAAGTTCTTTAAGTTTTGCAACTTGTAGAACCAAATCCGCAGCATTCAACCCAACCACAGCAGCAGCACCAAGTTTCCCAAGCACACCAACCACGCCCTGACTTTGATTTTCATCTTCCAGAGCCTCATTCAAATACGTCGCGATAAAAGTATCCTCAGCAGCCATCATTTTCTCTTGTTGTTCCATATGTTCATCGTAACACGATTTCACATACTTAAACAGAGATTTGACGTCCGCAAATTCAGCTTTCTTCACATGTGGTCTAACAGAATCCATTAAGGTAAACTTGAGATGACTGTAATCTGACTGATAGTCAGGTACAATCTCAGTTCTACCAATAGGATAAAAACCACGATCTTCATACATGCCTCGACGCCCATTATCTTCTTCCAAGATTGTAGGCATAGGCTTCACCTTATTCTTCACGACTTCCACGTCGATCAGAAGATGACGACGCTTAAGAAAAGCTTCCTCATTCGTGACGACCTTACGGACGTCTGGAAATGGACTATTTGTACACAAAACGAACAGCTTCGCCCTTTGATAAGTTCCCTTAATTCCAATAGATGGATCATTAAGAGAAGGCATATTCAAAGGACAAGGCGCATTCGAAATCTGATCAAACAATTCCAAGGCATCTAACATCTCTGCATTCTGAAAAGCGTCATCATAACACACTACGGGTTGCCCCACATATCCAGACCAAAAGTCCTCCGCGACTTTACGAACATATCTCAACTTACCTTTCGGTACATCGGGAAACATGTATCTTGACAATACATTACCTAAAGTACTCTTACCAGCTTGCGAAGCTCCATAAAAACACACACAGAAAGGAGTAGCACGAATGCTACTGTTCTTGTTATGCGCTTCAAAAGCAAGATATATTGCATCTAGTTTATTCAAAGTCTGAGTTATCAGAATCTGAATACTTGATGGTATATCCTTACAAAGCGCAAATTGTCTCTGGAGAAAGTGGCCCGCCTCATGCAGGTCATTCATATCCTTAATCTTCACATTATCATACTGAATCGTCATCATATTCTCATGTTCCACAAAATGTATAGCCTTTTCAAGCCACACCGCCGCCGGAGCATCAGGAGCCATGGCTTCACGCCAAAAAGTATCAGGTACAAGTACATTCAACCAAGCTTGCGCACACACAGGCAAGCAATCTATCCATCCACGGATAATAGTCATAAAATCACCAACAGGAGGCACAACAGCATTATAAAATCGCGCCAAATCAGTAACCTTCTTAATATTATCCTTTCCAGGCATATATCCAGTGACAATCAATCCAACGAGTGTCACAATTATCTCCAACGTACACTTAGCTCCCTGAGCTCTATTCGCGGCCATATCAAAATGTTCTTTAAAATGAGTCACAAAATTATACGCAAGTTCTAGTGAATTAACACCAAACAAGCGTAATATTCGCGAGACATAAGAAATCCATCTTGGTAACGGCACATGCACCTTCGATCTATAATCCGAAATCATATCCATAGCAAGCTCAAAAATCATCGCACTAGCATCAGAACAAAGAATCTCCTTAGTAAAAAGTTTAGTAATACTATCAGAAATCATTGTTGAAAAGCCTTGTACAGTAGAATATTGAGCATTTAACGAATCATCCAAACGAGTAGCCATATTATGAACACGATCCACAGTCTCTTTAACCTTATTCAAAGTAGAATTAGGAAATAAAGACCGAGCAACGAATCCAAAATCTGCAACATCATCAGCTTGCGCTATATTCTCCATACGCTTAGCACACCAATCGTCAAACGGTTGATCATATTCATACGGATCATCAAAATATGCATCCATCGAGGCCTTGAACCCCACATGGTTCATCAAATACCACAGAAACCTTTCGGTCACCAAAATATCAGTCTTACCATAACATGCGCAAGAATAGCTCACCAGAGCTTGCACCTTCCATAAGAGACTCGTTTTAAGAATCTCATCATGGGAAAAATCTCCAAGAATTCCATAAAGGACTTCTTCAATAGGAGCGGCCATAACCTCACCAAACACAGTGTGTTCTTCTTGCAATTGCATTCCAGGTAAAACTGGAACGTCGAGATATCGGAAAAACTTATATAGTTTAGTACAGTAATCATTTTCAATTTCGTTCAGGAAACTTATTGCTTGTTCAGAGCACATAAGATCCTCTAGTCCATCCAAAGTTAAAAATAAATCATTATGAGTGAAGAAAAGTTCATTCATAGAATTCAATTTAACAGCATCAAAAAGATGCGAGTAGGTCATCCTGACCCGGTTCATAACATAAATGTTAGAACTTATAAGCTTGGAGTCATGTCTCAGGCTCTTTCGCTTGTTTTTAAAATCATTTATAAAGTTTATTGCGTCTGTTTGAAAAGAAGTTGTCATTTTTGTAAATTATAGGCTATACCCCCCATTTATGGGTACCGGTTCACGGATATTTAAGTTCAATAAATAATCACCCTTACGCGGGCATGAGTCCGGTAACTCAAGATATAATAGTTTCTTACTTACTACACGATATACAGAAGTAGTATCATTTTCATATAGTTAATTAACATGGCATTTAGAATCGCAAAATTCATTCCAATCAAATTAATAAATATGTTGATCTATGTTCAAATATAACAAATATAGGTTCATAACTAAGGTGGCATTTTATAGTTCACCAACTAGAGTATTGAATAAAATCTCATAAGCAAAGAGCTAATCCCTTTATAGCGCTCAAATACAATAAAATCTAAATAAAACATAGGTTAATATAAAATAAATATAAGTTAATAAAGTCCAACCGTATACCAAATTGGCCTAATGCATTTTAACCGCACACATCATCGAGCTCACTTTAAGCTAGCATTGAATAGACTCCCCTGGGTAAACCCCAGGCCAGCACAGATGGTCTGCTACACGAGCTTACGTACCCATTTTATAGCTAGACAGAGGGTTAATGCCGACCGTCCCTGGTTCTCCCGGAAACAGCACGCGCCAAGCTCGGAAGCCCAGCTTGTGGTTCCAGGGTACTCACCCAAGGAAATCAACCAACCATATCCTGCAAGGGAT